AATTGATACAAAACCATCAAAACGTACAGATAGTGGAGAACGTGATGTTGGTCCAAGAAGATATTAAATAAAGGAGTTGTTATGACTAAAAAGCAGTTAATGAAAATAATCACAGAAGTAGTTCGTAAAGAAGTGAAAAAAGAAGTACAAAAGATATTTATTAAAGAGGAATCTTCAAGTAAATTAGCTGATATTATCCCAGAAGTTTTAGAACCAAAGGAAGAAATACAGTATACCAAAAATGGAAGTTTAAATAAAGTTTTAAATGAAACTGTAGGACTTACTACATCAAAAAAACAAACTGGTGAATATCCGACTTTAGGTGGAGGAACTTTTGATACTTCCAGAATGTCAGAATTGATGGGATATGAAAAACCAGATGAAGTTAAAAGAGATATGGTAGCTGTAGATACACTTCAAAAGGCAGGTAAATCTGTTAAAGATGTTCCAGAACACGTTACAGCTGCATTAACAAGAGATTATAGTGGTTTAATGAAAGCTATAAATAAAAAGAAAGGAGTATAATAAATGCCAAATAATGCATTAGAAACTGATTTAGATCCAAGAAAATATATTGGATTATCATTTCCATTACGAGCAGATAATAATAATGATTTTGCATTAACTAAAACATCATTACAACAATCTCAACATAATTTAAAAAATTTATTATTAACTTTTCCAGGGGAAAGAGTTGGACAACCAGAATTTGGTAGTAGATTGAGAGCTCTTTGTTTTGAACAACTAGATGATAACTTACCAATTAGGATAGAAGAAGAAATAAAAAGAACAGTTGGTGACTGGTTACCGTATATTAATATTATAGAAGTACAAACATTAACTGAAGAAGGTGATAAAAATAAAATATTTGTTACACTTAAATATTCAACAATATTAACTCCTCAAAGTATGCAACAGATTACATTAGATGCTTCATATACAGCTACAAGATTTTAATAGGAATTTATAATGGCCCGTACAAGTGTAAAAAAGAATGTAGTAAAACAAGTAAATTATCTTAATAAAGATTTTAATGACTTTAGAAATAATTTAATTGAATTTGCTAAGCAGTATTTTCCAAATACATATAATGATTTTAATGAAGCGTCGCCTGGTATGATGTTCATAGAAATGGCAGCATATGTTGGTGATGTGCTTTCTTATTATATAGATTCTCAATTTAGAGAATCATTATTGGCGTACGCAGAAGAAAAAAGAAATGTATATAATATTGCTCAATCATTTGGATATACACCAAAAGTTACTTCAGCTGCTGATGCTGTTTTGAATGTATTCCAAACAGTTCCAGCCTTAAATAATAAACCAGATTATAGATATGCACTTAATGTAACTGCAGGTACTACAATAAAAGCATCAAGTACTGGTACAACATTTAGAACATTAGAAGATGTTAATTTTAAATTTTCAAGTTCATATGATAGAAGAAATGTTTCTATATTTGAAACTGATAGTGGACTTCCAACAAAATTTTTATTACAGAAAAGTGTTAAAGCACAAAGTGGAACAATTGTTACAGAATATTACGATTTTGGTTCTGCAGAAAAATATACATCATTAAAATTATCTAATGCTGATATCATAGAAATAATTTCAGTAACAGACAGCGACAGTAATAAATGGTATGAAGTAGATTCTTTAGCAAGAGATACAATTTTTGTAGATATGGAAAATAATATAACTAATGATCCAGCTTCAGCTGTTGATAGACAGACAGCTCCATATATTTTAAAATTGAAAAAAACTTCTCGTAGATTTACTACATATATAGATGAGAATGATAGAACAATTTTACGATTTGGAGCAGGAATATCAGATAATCCTGATGAAGAAATTGTTCCAAATCCAGATAGTGTTGGTTCGAGTTTACCAGGTAGTCCTACTTATCTTACTACAGCATTTGATCCAAGTAATTTTCTTAAAACAAAAACATTTGGATTAGCTCCAGCTAATACAACACTTACTGTAAAATATGCATATGGTGGCGGCATAGATGATAATGTAAATTCTGGAGATATAACTGATATAACAAGTATTAGTTATGAAATACAAGATGCATTGCTATCATCAACTTTAGTTCAAGATGCAAAAGATTCAGTAGCGTTTACAAATTCGAGTCCAGCTAAAGGTGGTTCTACAGGACAAACAGTTATAGAAGTTCGTGAAAGTGCATTAGCACATTTTCAAGCACAACAAAGAAATGTTACTAAAGAAGATTATATTGTTAGAGCATATTCATTACCAGCTAAATATGGTTCTGTTGCAAAAGTTTATTTTGTCCAAGACGATCAATTAAATAAATCAGCTGAACTTGATAATTTAGAAAGAACTATTACTGTAGATGATATTGGTAGTACAGTATTGTCTTTACAGGCTGGTAGAATACCAAATCCATTAGCAATGAATATGTATACACTTGGGTTTAATTCTGCTAGAAGATTAGCACCACTAAGTCAAACAATTAAAGATAATTTAAAAACATATTTATCTCAATATAGAATGGTTACAGATGCAATTAATATTAAAGATGCTTATGTAATAAACATAGGTATAAAGTTTGGTTTAATGACAAAAGTTGGATTTAATAAACAAGATGTATTATTAAGATGTGTAACTGCAGTTCAAGATTTCTTTGATATTGATAGATGGCAAATCGGTCAACCAATAGTTTTAGCTGATATAGCATATGAATTATCATTAGTAGATGGTGTGGCTACAGTAGTACCTCCAGTAGAAAATAATCCAACTAATTTACCAATATTGATAGAGAATAAATATAAAATAACTGATGGATATTCGGGAAACTTTTATGATATACAAAGTGGAATGGTAAATGGAGTTTTATATCCAGCATTAGATCCAAGTATTTTTGAAGTTAAATATTCTAATTCCGATATACAAGGAAAAGTACTTGGTGATAATTTAGGTACACAGGGGTAGATAGATGCATTATTTTACATTTGCAGAAAAAGATACAACATTATATCAAGCTAGTGGTAGTTTAAATGCTGGTTTAGATGAAATATTAGAAGTTAGAAAAGAAGTTAGTGATACTGGAGCTAATGTAAATGTTTCCCGTGTATTGATGAGGTTTGATTTAACTTATATTTCAGCATCAATAGTAAGAGGTGCTATAACCAATCCATCATTTTATTTAAATCTTTATGATGCTCATCCAACAGCATTAGCAACATCACAAAGTTTGTACGCATATCCTATAAGTGGTTCTTGGACTATGGGTGATGGACGTTCATATGATAATCCAGTAACTACTGAAGGTGCGAGTTGGAAGTTTAGAGATGGTTTAACAGATGGAACGTTGTGGTATCCAGCAATAAGTTCATCTGGAGGTGTTTGGCATAGTGGAAGTGGATATGAGGCATCACAGTCACTTAGTCATAATACTACTGATATTAGAATGAATGTTACTGATGTTGTTAACAAGTGGTTAGATTTATCAGTACCGAATGAAGGTTTTATGGTTAAAAGAAGTGGAAGTATTGGTAATTTAAATAGTGGTAGTGAAGAAGGTAGTACACAAAGATATGGTAACTTATCATTCTTTTCATCAGATACTCATACAAAATATCCACCAACATTGGAAACGGTATGGAATGATTCAAAGTGGTCAACTGGTTCTTTATCAGCACTTTCATCTGCTAATTTAGAAGATATGGTTATTTATATGAAAGGATTAAGACGAGAATATAAAGAAAAGTCTAAAGTAAAATTTAGAGTTGTAGGTAGAGAAAGATTTCCAACAAAAACATATTCAACTACAGCTGATAATTTAAGTGTGAAAACATTACCAAGTGCATCTTCATTTTATTCTATTAAAGATGCAGAAACAAATGATGTAATTGTTCCATATGGTAGTGGTTCATTATTAAGTTGTGACAGTAGTGGTAACTATTTTAATATTTGGATGGATGGTTATCAACCTGAAAGATATTATACTTTAGAATATAGAATAACAAGTGGCAGTGGGACAGTTGATGAAACAGATCAATATTTTGATGAGGGGTTCACATTTAAGGTTTCGTTGTAATGCCGTACACAAAACAAGAGTTAGAAAATATAGGTTTCTATCAAGAGTTTGTAGATAAATTAAGATATACTTATTTAGATAGAATGTCTAAATCAGCTGCAACTTTTTTTAGAGATAACACAGGAGCTTTAATTTCCTTTGAAGATATTGAAACAGGACTTGGTATTGAAGATGCAACTTTTGATTTGAATGGAGTATATTCAACACTAATGTCTGCATTAGGTGGTCCTGAATTAACAACTACTCTTGAAAATTTAAATCAATCTGTCGCAGATTGGTTAGAAGAAAATATTGATCCATCATTAGAACAAGGTACGGCCGCATATATGCAAGCTGTTTGGGCGAATGGAGGACTACCAGAAATACAAAATATTGATGATGTTCCTGCTTATATAAGAACATTATCTACTACTATAGTTAATACAAAATATCCTGAATATATTAAAACAAGTAACTTAGAAAAAATTATAGATAGAAGTATATCAGAACTATCTCAATCAGCGTTTGCAGAATCATTACCAGAAGGTATAGAAAACGGTGATGTTATAACAAATGAATTTGCAGATGATAATAGAAAGTGGTTAATTCAAAATAATCAAAAAAGAATATTTCCAGATTTGGCTACTTTTTATGGTACTGTTATGGAATGGGGTGACATAAAAACGTTAACTATGGAACAATTAAGAACTATACCTGATGGGGAACCTGTAGAATAATGGCTAGATTACATCCAAAAGACTTAGAACTTACATTAACTGGAAAAACTGTCGATTTATCCGAACCTAAGAATGCTTTTTTGGGTGGTGAGTTTTTAACAAATTCAAAAGATTATATAGAAGTTTTAATTTATGATGTTAATAATAATTTTTTAGAAAGTGCTATAGTAAATGAAGAAGATTATTTATATGATCAAGATACTGGAATAAAATTAAAAACAGGAACTATACTTAGAAAAATGGGTTATGATAGAGGAAGGTTTGTTGTAAAATATAATTTTTTAAGAAAAGTTGCTGGTTCATATGAAAATGTGATACTTGATTCATCTGGTGTTATACAAGATGGTGAATATGATCCAGAAACAATGAGAATAAGAGAATATAAATATTTTATACATGAAATATCACCATCAAGAAAAGAAGTTAGATTAGCGACACAAAATATAAGTGATGAACAATATTTAAGAGATTTTTATTATGCACAAAAAACAAAAAAGACAGTACAAGCTGATGGAACAGGTGATTCTGCTATTATATTTGAGGGTGAAGCACATGGACAACCTGTACAAGAAGATAGTTTAGCAATGAGATTTCTCGCTCCAGACAATGTTTTTTTACAAGAAATGGTTGGAGGCACTATTGTTTTTCCAGATGTATTTATAAAAAGTTTTACTGAAGTTCCACAACCATATACTGGTGAAGGAATAGTACCAGAGGTAGAAATTGAAGGTACTCCTATACAGGCTAGATTTTTTGTTGATAGGGATGCTAGTTATACAGAAATAGTAAATGCTAATGGAAGCTTAGGTGATAAAACTTTTGCTTTAGCTCTTGAAAAATTTGCAAATGGTGGAGTTGGTTATGATGATGAAACGTTACCTGCTAGTTTAACAGGTATTGATTTTGAAGGTACTAATAAGATGTCTAATATAAGAAATTTAAAAGATAGTAATTTTAATTGTATGTATTATGAATGGGGTGGTGGTACGGATAGTTATGTTGTTTTAAGAAGTAATTCTACCTTACCAAATGTTGAAACACCAACAAATTATTTATGGGAAATTACAGGATGGGATAAAGATAATAATCCTACTCGGTGGAATCCAATAACACCAAGAACTGGAGCAAGTGGTGGTGATTTTACTATAGAAACAAGTTCTGATACTACAGTCGCTACTACAGCAGGATTATCGAATACATTTCAAGCTCAAACGGTTGATGGTCAAGATGGTAGTACATTTATATTTACTATGCATAGTAAAAATCTTCATATTGGTATTAAATTAACAGTTAGTCAACCTTTTGGTGACGGTAGTGCAGAATCTACATTATGGCTACCAGCAATCATAGAAAACCAACCAGATTAAGATGCCTACTCCATATATAGAATTACCAAGTGTTGATGAGTTGTTTAATAGACAACAAGATAATACTGCATTACCACCAGATGAGGATTTAGATTCAGCACATGAATTTAATCTACAAGATGAATTTACTGGTAAACAAGGTACAACAATATATACTGTTCATGGTGGACTTTATGAAAATTTAACTGCTAATAATACTCCAGTTCTTGTTACTGGATATGGAAAAACTATAGAAATTGAATTGGATGGAGCTTGGGTAGCAACTAATATATTAAAAGATTATACTTTAGATGGAGTTAAATGGGAAGTTACTAAACAAGGTACAACTTATCCTATGTATGAAGAGGGTCCCGCTGATGCTGGAATGGAAGAAACATATTTTTCTGTAAAGCTTAGTGATATAGGTTCTGTTAATACGAGTATACAACAAAATTTTATTATAAAAGCTTACCCGAAGATGAAAAATGCTGACGGTGAACCAACATCTATGGATGATTTACCTAATTTTGAATTTATTGCTATACCACCTCCACCAGCAGATGGTTCAGCAACTCTCATTCCAAATTTTTCACCATTTGTTGCAAATATTACATCTGTTGAAAATAATAGAATTACAATAAATCAAAATTGGAATTCATTTGTTGAGAAACTTGGTGGTATACAAGAAACGGTAACTCAACCAACATCACAATTTTCTAATTGGACTATATCATATAAAATAAATAATAAACGGGATTTAAATACGTATCTACATTTGGGTGATGATAAGTTACAATTAATTACAAATGTAAAATCAGATAATAAAACATTTTCAATGTTACCATATTCAATAATTTATAAATTATACGAACCATTATCAGATGATATAGGGGAGAAAGATAATGTTTATGTTGTAAAAGAAATGTTACCACAATTAACAGAAACAGTTGAGTTAGTTGCATATGATCAAGAAGATGAAGATGTATTAGTATTAAAAATACCCGATACACCATCAGAAGATTCTCCTATAACAAAACGTGAAGTACAATTAAAAAGTTATGACGATTTAATTACTTCAGATGCAAGATTAAAAAAAGAAATAGTAGATAAATATATAAGTGGTAGTGAAAAACCAGTTAAATTAAGTATAGATTATTCTAATTATGGAAATTATATAAATTTTTCATCTGCAGAAAAAAGATTAAAAAACTTTAAATATAAAATTGAACAGATTCAAGAACATACTGCAAAAAGTGCATCATTTGTTGGAATTACAAATGCAAGTGATGATGCTATTTATTATGATGATAAAATAAGAGAAGTAAAAAATAGTTTTGATGGTTATGAAACTTATTTATACAGTACAAATTCAAGTTATAAATCTAGTTCAATGGGTGAATTTCCTGATGCTTCTTGGCCAAAAACAGGAAGTGGAACTTATGCAGATCCATATGCACCAGTAAGTTCTTCTCATAGTGATTTTACAACTTGGTATGGGTCTATTGTAAAAACAACTGGACAAATATATAGTGCCTCACTTTATGATACTGATAATCCAAATAGATTAGTTAATCTATTACCAAGTCATATTAAAGAAGATTCTCAAAATAGTCAATTTTTAGATTTTATGGATATGATTGGACAACACTTTGATTCACTTTGGGCATACACAAACGCACTTTCAAAAATTAGTGATAGACAGTCAGATTTAGAAGAAGGGTTTTCTAAAGATTTAATTTTTAATCTAGCTAAATCTCTTGGTTGGGATGTACAAGATGGTAAAGATTTGTTAGATTTAAGTAGAGATGGATTTGGTCAAAAATTAAGTGGTACAACTTATTCATTATATACATCAGGTTCAGCTAGTTCACCACCAGAAGGTGATGTATCAAAAGAAATCACGAAACGACTTATTGCTAGTATGCCATATCTTCTTAAATCAAAAGGTACTATTGGATCATTAAAAGGTTTGTTAAATTGTTTTGGAATCCCATCTTCTATATTAAGAATTAGAGAATATGGTGGATTACAAGAACCAAAACAAAGAGAAGCATTTGAAATATCTAGAAAATTTACTAAAGCATTAGGTTTTAGAGGTGGACAATACGTTTCAAGTAGTTGGGCTGATGATGGTACGTCAGGAAGAAAACCTGAAACTGTAGAATTAAGATTTAGGTCAGTTAATAGTTCAGATCAAGTACTTGTTGAAAAGGATTCACAATGGGCTATTAAATTAAAAGACAATAATTCAACGGATAATTATGGAACAGTAGCTTTTGTATTGTCTGGATCAGCTGGTCACAAAACAGTAAGTTCATCAGCTCTACCAATATTTGATGGTGATTATTATTCTGTTATGTTACAAAAAACAAAAATTAATACTGAATTATTTTCATATCCATCTTTTAATACAAGTTCATTATTTAATCCACCATTTTTAACTCAATCATTTTCTGATAATGCTGTGGGTGGTGCACTTGAAATAGTAAGTGGTTCTGATGTAGCTAGAACTGGAACTAAAAGTTTGAGACATATTAATACATCTGATACTCAACCATCCCATACTTTGTTTTTTAAAAATCCGCAAAGTGCATATGGAGGTTCAACGGCATCTGTTACTTCAGCTACTTCAGGCCAAACATTTACATTATCAGCTTATGCAAAAGTTACTGCTAGTGGTGTAGATTCTATAGGACGTTTAAAAATATTTGAATTGGATTCAAATGAAGAAATGGTAAATGTAGATGAAGATCAAGATACAAAAAATTTCAAATCAATTAGTAGTCATGGTGGTGTAAAAACTTCTGAAAATGTTGGTTTAGACGAAAGTGAATGGAGACAAATAACAGTTACTAAGACAATAAAGTTTCCAAATACTGCAAAATTAGGTATAAGATTTGAAAATGTAAAACCAAATTCTACTATTTATTGGGATGATGTTTCACTTAGAAAAACTTCAACTAATACAGATACCATTGCAGAAGCTTTTAGTTATAATTTATTTGTAAAAAAATATGAAGCTGGGTTAGATAGAACAATTTATTCAGCAAAAACATCGTTAGTGATTACTGGTTCAAATACAGTTACACAATCTTATAATGCAGCATGGACTGGTAGTGGTGGTTTATACATAGGTGGTAAACCAAGTTCTGCTTTTGGAAATCAATTAACTGGTTCAATGATGGAATTCAGATTATGGAATGAACCATTAAAAGAACAATATTTTGATAATCATGTAGCAAATCCAAAATCTTTTGTAGGTAATACACCATCATCATCTTATCATTCTTTAATTATAAGATATTCTTTTGATGATAATACTACATTAACTGGTGGTTCTACTATAAGAGATGTAAGTTCCAACCAAACTGATACTGTAACGGGAGCAGCAGTTGGTTTTGGTGGAGTTAATATGTTTGAATCAGTTAATGACAAAACAAAAACTATGATTCCTAATTATGGTCCAAATAGAAGAAGTGCAACTAAAATACGAATAGAAAATAATGCATTAAGTGGTAGTGGTGCTAATTTAAGTAGGACTGAAAGATTTGATATAAGTTCTAATGATTTTTCACCAAATGATTCACCTAAAGTTGGAATATACTTTTCACCTACTGATGTAGTAAATGAAGATATTATACTTTCATTTGCAAATTTAGATTTTAATCAATATCTTGGTGATCCAAGAGATAATTTTAGATTAAATTATCCTGAGTTAAAAGATGCAGCAAATCAGTATTTTCAAAAATATGATGATAATAATGATTTTTGGGATTATATGCGTCTTGTTAAATACTACGACCAATCAGTATTTAAACAAATAAAGAAATTAATACCAGCTAGGTCAAAACCACATTTGGGTACTGTAATTGAACCTAATATCTTTGAAAGATCAAAATCTCCTGTACAAAGAAATAATCCATCATTTACATTACCATATTATGATGCTAAAATAAATTTATACAATTTTCATTATAATGCTGATCCTTATGCTGAAGCTAGTCAATCTATATTTAAAATTGAAGGAGAGTATCCAGTTTATGAAGGTGAAGTGGATTCTTCGGATACTTTTGAAAAACCATCTTTATATAAATTTGATTACAATGATAATTTTGATGAAAGAAGTTTTTATGTAAGTGCTTCAGCTACATTTGGTGGACCAAGTTCTGTATACCAAGAACCTACTGGTGCAATGGCTTTAAATAATACATTGTCTGAAAATAATTTAGAATATAAATATTTTTATACAAGTTCTGTAGAATTTGATAAGAGTAAAAAATATAGTATTGATAGATTTGAACATTTTTATAATTCAAAATCTTTACATCCAACTGATTTAGATCCAGGTTATCAAAATATAACTGCGTGGAGAAGGTCATTTTATGAAGGTGTAAAAAATACTAAATCTACAACAATTGATGGTGATTATCCAATTATTATTAGGACAACTTCACCAACTATAGCAGTACCAACTGATGCAGCTGATTCTAATTTGAAAGTGGTTGATGACAAGCTATAATAATAAAATGATAAAAAATAAAGATTATAGATATTTATTTTTAGAAAAGTTATATCAATTTATAAATCTTTGGAGACAATAATATGGGATTTTTAGATAATTCAAGTGTTACCGTTGATGCAATTTTAACAAAAAGAGGTAGAGAAATTCTATCTGAAGGCGGTGACTTAAATATAGTAAAATTTGCATTAAGTGATGAGGAAGTTGATTACGCATTATATGATGTAACTCATCCTAATGGAACTGATTCTTATGGTGCAGTAATTGAAAATATGTCTTTATTGGAAGCAACTCCAAATAGAACAAATTTTAGAAGTTTTTTAGTAGATCAGTCATTAGCCGGTGCTAAAGTAAATATAGGTAGTTTAACTTATAGTAATGTGGATACTAATTCAAATATTCCTTTAAATCCAGCAACAATTGGAGCACCTGCAGAACAATATACATTTACAATTGAAAATACTAATATTGTAAAATTTGCTGCATCTGCGGATTCAACAACGATTACGGCCGCAGCCGCTAATTTAGTAGCTCAATCTATAAATCCAGGTGCAACTACTACTGTAACTATTATAGGTATAACTTCTGGTATAACTAATGTAGTTACTATTTCTGTTAAGGCTGATGCATCTTCTAATACTGATCCAACTGGACCTAAGAAGAAGAAGAAGAAGAAGTTCCAGGGCGGAGCTGGTAAAGGACAAAGTGGTGTAGGTGGAACTGGACAAACTGGTGGTCAAAGTAGTTACTAAAATGATTAATTGGAGATAATAAAATATGTATAGAAATTTTACAAATAATGATACAAGTACAGATATAGGAATTGTAACATCAGGTGTTTGGCAAGATGGTGCTTCAAATATAAGTACATTTTATACATCATCAACACAATACACAAATACTGGAGATTATAATATTGATATTTATAGATATAATCCAGCTAATAATGTTTCTGCTTCAGTTCAATTTGGTGTAGTTTACGGTCATAAAGAAGGTAGTGGTTCTTTGGGTACAAAAGGTGCTACAGGGGATAGAACGACAGCTGCTATATTTGGACAGTTTAATAGTCTTATTAATCCACCCGAAACTACAGCTTTTACTTTTCAAAATAATACAACAGCAAAACAAGTTTATGGTATAGTACTTAATAGAGCTAGAATGCGAGAAGCTATTGAGCCTGGTGGTTGGGAAGTACATTTAAGTGCTAGTGCTGGTGGGGCTATAAAATTAATTGATGATTCGTCCACAAATAAAGGTGGTAATACAAATCAAAGAAATTTTGCTCCCGAATATAATGTTGTTAGTGGAACATTGGTTGGTGGTGTTACAATAAATACAGCAGCTTCAGCTGAAGATTCTACTATGGGTTCTTATGGAACTTTTTATCCTAATCTTGGAGTTATAATATTAAATCCAGAAAGATTAAGTGGAGCTCCTCTTGGTTTATTAACAGCTAGTGGTTCAAATACTGATAGTAGAAATAATAAATTAATGTATAATGCTATTACAACTGGTAAATATTTTCAGATGAAAAGAAAAGAAGAAATTACTTCTACACATTATTTTGTCAGAGCAACAGCAAATGAATTTAATGCAACTACTAATGAAACTTTTTATACAGAATCTATATCTGGTGTTAAACAAGTTATTGCTGGGTTAGCTAGTGATCCAAAAACTTATATTACAACTGTAGGTTTGTATAATTCTGATACCGAATTATTAGCTATAGCTAAATTAAGTAGACCAATATTAAAATCAACATCGAGAGAAGCCTTAATAAAAGTAAAACTCGATTTCTAATAAGGTTCTAAAATGTCTTTCAAGAATCTTGAACCAGAAGATATCTTAATCTCATCATTTGAGGTTCACAAAACTTTTACTATAACAAATGTAGATAGTGGCAGTGGAGTTTATGCACTGCCAATTACAAAAGGAACTGATGCTACTCAATATGGTTGGAGTACAGATGATACAGCATCTAAAACTATTTCAGCAAGTGTATTTTATAGTATTCCAAATTATTATGTTATTAATAATTTGTATTATCGTGATATAAAACAAATGGCAGGTAGAGTAGATTATATAGTTGGAACACCAAGTGGTATAGATCCAATTATAACTTATACAGAAACTAGAAATTTATATGATACGGCAAATACCCCTTCTCAGATGCCATTAAGAAGGCCATTTACAAGACAACTTCATCAAAGTGCAAGTATTATATCCATTCCGCAAGAATTATATGGTGAAACGATAAACATTGATTCTGTGAGATTAACTGACGATAGTGGTCCTTCAACTATTATTTTACAAGATGATGGATATGGTAATTTATATGATGTTGCTTTTAGTTCAAGTTATGCTAGTAAAACTCCAGAATCTAATATGAGTGGTAGTGTTGTTGGTAATATTTTTTATGATGATGGTTTGATTGTAATAACTGATACTGGTTCTTATTCAAATGTTGGTCTTGGTGAGGGCACAGACGGATTTAGTTTAACTTTTGATTCTACACAAACTATTTATGAACGTGAATATTCTTGTAGAATTGGTGAAAATGAATTTCAACATACTAATAATAGAAGTTTAAAAAGTGGATATAGTAGTAGTGTTGCATTTTTTGGTAATAAGTATACTGATGATTTCTATAAAAATTCTATCTATGACAAATATCCATATGATTTAACTGGATTTGCAACAGGATCATTTAAAAATGCTCAATATGAAATAGGAACTGAATTAATTGGTGAAGCTACACATTCAGATTTTGCTACTTATGTTACAACAATTGGATTATATAATAACTTTAATGAATTAATGGCAGTAGGTAAAACTGCAAAACCAATTAAAAATGATAAAGAAATGGCGTTATCTTTCGTGGTTAGATTTGATACTAATTAATATTTATAGTTATAGGAATAAAATAGGAGAAAACAGATGTTAAAGAAATTTGTACTGGGTCTATTATTGACCTCATCTTTGTTTGGACAAGATTTTTTATTAAACTTTTTTAAGTATTCCACAGCTTATGCAAGTTTTAGTTTAAATGCACCAAGATATCAAGATGATAAATTTTCCATAGTTGGTGGTTTATCCACAGGAGATTTAGTAGTTGAAAGGGACGAAAGGGAACTTGAAGCTGATTTTCAAAAAGCTTTTGGATTAAGAAAAATTGGTAGATTTAAATACGAACCAAAACGTGGTGTTAAAAATGCTGGTAATGGTGGAACTTGGTATGACGGTTCAGAACAAAATGCAAATGAAAATGCTACTCTTGGTCCTGTAAAAGGATGGGAGTATTTAATCAAATGGTCTCAAGGTCGTCAATGGGGTAATGAATATGTTAATCAAGAATATTGGTTAAGATACATTGGTGATTGGATGATTGCTAAAGTTGGTTGGACAGCGTTGGGATTAGAAGATATTAAATATGGACAAGGTGATTTAAGATTTAAATGGACACCACCAATATTAGATGATAATTTAAATATAAGTGTTGGATTCAAACATAGACAACATCCAGTATATGGATTTGACGCTATGGTATTAGATACAACTTGGTATCGCGGTTCTTGGTGGGATTTTGCTGAAGATGCTTTTAATGTTGATGATAATCAATGGACAGATCAAGCACACGTTGATGATAATGGTGAATGGATTAAAAATGAACTATTAGAATATAGGAATGGTGAATGGGTAAAAGTTGAAGGTGATGGTCCTTTCTGGCATGGTGATGGTGAAGCTTGGGGATATGATTGGTTGTGGAGAGATGAGGATGGTAGAATATTTGCTTATACAGATAGAGAGTATTTCTTATATCACTTTCCAGGAATGTTAGAAAATTATATTAATGGTGTAAAGAAAGATTTAGGATATCAAAAAGAAACATCATTAGTAATAGGAGCTGATTGGTATCATTATGCTGAGAATTGGTGGATACATGCTTGGGGTAATTGGTTGCCTTATCATTATGGACATGATAAATATTCATATCATAATGCAGCATCTTATCTAGACCATTTAGAAGATAATAAAGATCCACATAAATTTATGTATATGGAGCCAATGTGGATGAGTTGGAATGATTATGACTTTGGTGCTATATTTGGTGTTAAATTACAAGATAATTTAGGTGTATTTGCTGAAGGTAAATATCTTTATTATTGGGAAAGACCAGCTTATGACTTTAAATTTGGATTAAATTATCAGTTTGTAGGATTCTAAATGCCAAACAGAACTGCAAAAGATAGAAAACGTAAAAGACTACAACTTAATGAAAAGTGGAAAAAGGAAGGTAGAACTGCAATACAACATAAGAAATGGTTAAAGAAGAATAAAAATAAACCTTTAAATCCGTATGGGAGATAAAATGAAAAAATTACTTTTACTTTTATTAGTATTATTTTTTAGTTGTGAAGATGACAGAGTTGCATTACCAGTACAAGAATCTATTCGTATGTGGCTAGATGGTACTGAAATACCTGTGTATGATTATTATGAAAGTATAACTACTTATGGTGTTTCAACACACGCTCATGAAGCACACGAAGGTGATTGTAATCCTTCTTGTCCTTTACCTGAAGATATTAAGAAAATATTTGTAATCCACTTTCAAAAAGATGGTGGTAGAGTAACACCAGAAAAGGAACATTATGCTTTAATTTTTTATGACGTTAAAGCAGAAGATAATGCTGATTTAATTGATGAGGGAGTTTATATAAATCCATCATCAGAGTCTACAAAAGGGATTACATTAGAAATTGTGGGTGCATCAGATTATACAACTAATGCTCAAGGTATTATAGATAATAATGAGGATAACATTGTGGATGGTTTTGCAGAAGGAACTTTTTTTAATCCATATTCAAATGCTATGCAAAATGGTTTATTGATGTTTGAGAATGTTACGATAGGAACAGATACAGCAAATACATTTTACTCGGAGTATTACTAATGAACGGAGATATTAAAATAGGAAAATTACTTTGTGATGAAGATATAATCACAAAAAGACAATTGAATCAAGCTTTGCAAGCTCAAATTAAAGGCGATAAAAGGTCACTTGGTGAGATACTTGTTGATAGAGGATTTTGCAGCCTTGATGATATAACAGACGTTGTTATGGCTAGTCAGAATGGTCATGAAGAACATCAAGAAGAAATTGCTGAAAAGATAGAACCAAAGAAAACAGAACCGATAGAATTAAGTGAAGAAAAAGTGATGGGCACAAAATTTACAATGTCAGTTCAGACTATAGTTGCACTCGCAACTGTTATTGCTTCTGCTGTTGGTGTGTATTATATGTTATTAGGTGAAATAGAAGAAGCAAAAGAATTACCTAATTTAGAAAGTTTATATGAAAATGAATACCCATCAAGACCTGAAGGACATAACTGGCCAAGGTCTTATGAACAATATAAAACACAAGTTGGTTCACTTCAAGAAGATATGGATGATGTATTTGACACAATGGATGAATTAGCGGAAACCATAAAAGAATTACAAAAAGACATTAAAGACCTTGAACGAAGAAAGAGGGATAAATAGGAGATAAGTTATGAAATACTTAATTGGATTAATATTTTTCTTATCTACATTAACTGCTCAAGTTACTGATAAGAATTTCAAAGATAAAGCGGGAAGTGGGTTTGTAGTCGTGAAGTTTATTTCCGAATGGCAAGAGAAAGATTTAGATGAAAAGATTTTCAATGGTGTTACGGGTCATGAAGATGCTGTTATCATAGAAGTAAAAGATTCAAATACTAAAAAACTTTGTAAGAAATTACGAATAAGAAATTTTCCATCAATAGCTTTATTTTTTGATGGTTCTAAAAAAGAAGTGTGGAAAGCTGATATGGACGGTGAAATAGATGTTTCTGCAGATGATATAAAATCTGCCATAGATGACGTGTTAGCTGAAGATGTATTCTAATGGCTGAAACTAAACAATCTTGTCCTGCGTGTGAAGCTAAAGCAAAACAAAAGTCGCTACCAACAGGACCTGATATTTACGGTGGCGGTGATGGATTACCAGATTGGATGCAATTCACTATCACGGTTGGTATGTTTGGAGTATTGTGGTGGGTATTATATTTATTATTTCATCCAACATTAAATTTAGATGAGGTTCATAGAGATTTATTAAATATATTATTAGGTACGTTTATTGCCACTTTTGGTAAAACAATAGATTTTTGGTTTAGACATTCTAAGAAAAAAGAAAAATAATGAACATCGCTACAATTGCTGGACACTTAGCATTTGGATTGATTGCTTTTTCATTTCTTGTAAAGGATATTTTATATCTTAGACTTGTTTCAATATTAGCCAGTTTATTTTCAGTATTTTATAATTTTTATATTCCAGTTGAACCTATGTGGTTACCTATTGGTTGGAATTTTGTATTTATTGTAGTTAATTTATATCACATAGCAGTCATCATTTATGAAAAACGACCCGTACACATGAGTCCAAAACACAAAGAGTTATATGAAACTATGTTTAAAGATATGACTCCTGTAGAATTTTTAAAAATAACAAAGATTGCAGATTGGACACATTTTAAATCAGGTGAAGTTATTACACAACAAAAACATAAAGTTCCAGATTTAAATTTAATTTATAATGGTACAGTAGATGTAGCTGTAAATGGTAAAAAAGTAGCAGAATTAAAGGACGGACAATTTATCGGTGAGATGTCATTCCTTACTGAGAAACCAGCAACAGCAACTTGTGTTGTAAAACATGATGCAGAATTATTGGTATGGAAACAAGAACAGTTTAAAGAGTTATTAAAAAGAAATCCATCATTATATTTTACAATTCAATCTTTGTTAAGTGCACAAGTATCAAGTGCATTAGTTAGTAGTAGTAAAAGAAAATAGAATATTTATATATTTATATGTAAGTATGGGATATTAATATGATAAAATTAAAAGATATAATAAATGAAGAATCAGCTCCAAAATCTGATGTTAAGAAGATGGAAAAGATGGCTGATAATATTGTAAAACAAATGGAAAAATTGAATGATTTGTTTAGAAGAGTACATAAACCTAAAACCAATGATTCAGTTTTATATAATACTATGAAAGATTGGGATCATCTTGCAAGAAAAGTAAGTATGGAATATGGTGGTTGGTTTGATTTTATTAAAGATAGTGATTACATAAAATGATTAAGTTAAAAGATTTATTATCTGAAGGTGAAAAGTTGACAGACGCTGATATTAAAATCGGTGATTCTTATTATAGTGCAGCTGCAGGTAATGATCCATGGACTTTTGTATATGGTAAATCTCATTATGGTGGATGGCAAACAATAGATTGGAATGATAAACCAAATTATGGTGCTCCATTTTTTTCGGGTGTAGGTAGTGGTCCTGCAGATGGTGTAAATGATTGGGGTAGAAAGAAGAAAAAGAAAGTATCATCTAGTGTGAAAAAAATGATGATTAAAACATTACAAGATGCTATTAAATCAAAACACCCTAAAGGTTCAGAAGAAACAGAAGTTTTAGTATCTAACGGTTTAAGATTATCTAATGTATTGAGTTGGGTTAAAAGATTATAAAAATTAACAAATGGAGAAATAATATGAAAAATATATTGAAATATATTCTTTCTTTAGCAATACTATTTGGTGTAGTTCCTATGAATGGACAAGAGGCAGTAACTCAGACTTGTAATACAACAGAAGTTAAAGAGTGTTGTCAAGTAATTCTATCAGATAGTGAAGATGTGAAGAAGAAGAAAAAGAAGAAGAAAAAGAAAGGTGAAAAAGCCGGAAAAGGAAAGAAGAAGAAAAAAGGTTTCTTTTCCAAAGTCTTTGGAGCAAAATAATTATCGAAAAATAAAATGATTAAGTTAAAATCATTATTTATAGAAGCAACAATCGCTTGTGGTGAATGTCTTTCTTATGCTTGGAAGATGGGAATTATGAACCAAGATAATAAACAAGCAAATAAGAAGATGAAAATTGCATATGGAACGGTACAGAATAAATGGATTTCTAAAGGAAAACGATATAAACACGCTTGGGTTGAAGATGGTAATTTAGTTAAAGATTGGCAAACTATGGAAGCCGGTTCAAGTAAATATGCTGGAAAAGGTTGGCCAAGAAGAGAATATTATAAAACTTGGAATCCAAAGGTAGATAAAAAATTTACACCAGCTGAAGTAGCACACAATTGGAAAACAAAGAAAACTATAATGGGTTGGGATTGGTAATGATAAAATTAAAAGATTTATTATTTGAACAATGGACTAAAAGGATGGGAAAACCTTTAAGTAAAAGTGAGATTTCTGCACTTAAAAAGAAATTAAAAGCACCTGTATCTCGTGACCCAAAAAAAGGTGGTGTGGTAATTCCACCTAAACTAAGTGATAGAGAAAAACATCATATAATATTTGTGATGTTGAAAAAGACAAGAGATAAAAATGCAAAAAAAGGTTTAAAAGGTGTACAGAAACATTGGTCTAAAATGTCTAAAGCAGAAAGAATGCATTTAGATAGACTTGCACGTGGTGAAGGTACAAGTGGTTCGAGAGAAATGAAATGATTAAATTAAAAAAATTACTTATAAAAGAGGCGGCAGGTGGTGATACAAAAGAATTTATTAAAACTCTTCGAAATGTAAAAAGTTCATTGGGGGTTTTTGAAAGAGGACTTGATTTATACAGGTCTAAAAAAGATCGTTCTATTGAAGATGATTATTGGTGGGTACATAAGACTGCTATGAATAGTTTAGAAGCTGGTATTAAAAAGTTACAAAAGATTTATTGGAAAAAAAGTAAAGATTATCAGAAAAAATATAAAAGATAAAAAATGATTAAATTAAAAGATTTGATATTTGAACGAGATGAAAACGATACTAAAGATAGTGGTGGAATTTTATACCATTATGATGATCAAGTATTATTGTGTTTAAGTGCTGGTTCTGGAAAATGGAATGTTCCTAAAGGACATATGATGATTGGTGAAGAACCATTAGAAGGAGCAATTAGAGAATTCAAAGAAGAAACTCAAATAGTATTAAATGGTATTCCAGAATTATCACAAACATATAAAAAAGATAATGGTGGAACATTTTATTTATATACTTTTAAGGGTGAAAAAAGATTTGTGCCTCATTTAGATCACGAACATATTGATTGGGGATATTTTAATAAGGGTAGTTTACCAGAGCCAATAGATGATTGGGTTAAGGAAACTATAGAAAATGATTAAATTAAAAGACATACTTGAAGGAAGTGTAACTGGTAATATTAAAGGTGTCAAAGGATATACTGCTTTTATTAAACCTTCTCAATGGAATTCAAAAAAGAAATCATTAGAAAAATCTGTTTCTAAAACAACTGGTTATATTATGGTCGGTAGTAAGGAATTAGTTAAACCTGATGATGAAACTTATAGAAGTTGGAAAAGACCAGCAATGATGAAGATGAAACCTTTATTAGAAAGAGTTGATTATCATGAAAGTGCTACTGCGTTAGTAAAGTCATATGGATTGAAATCTAAAGTAAAAATTGGAACTGGTAAACAATTTGGTGAATATATTCCTGAAACTGATACAATAGCTTTAAGACCATCATATAAATCAGCTAAAGCATTTCTTATGACTGTATTGCATGAAATAAAACACGCATTGGATGCTAAGAGATTAGGTATTAAAAAATATATAAAGAAATATACTCAAGCTGGTACAATGGCTAATTATGATGGGTTAGATCCACATGATGACAATAAATGGGAAGAAAAAGCGGAGAAGTTTGCAAAAAAAGAATTACATAAATGGTTGTAAAAAATAAAATGTAATTTGAGTTTTTCTCTTAATAATTATAATAGGATGTTTTAATTTCCAAAGAAAAGAATAATATATACATGAAACCACGTTCAGCTAAGAATAAAGGTAAACGGTTACAGAATAAAGTCAGAGACTTAATATTAGAAAAATTTAATATATTAGAAGAAGATGATGTTCGTTCTATTACTATGGGAGATAGTGGTGAGGATATTTTATTGTCACCCGCAGCTCGTAGATTGTTTCCATTTAGTGTAGAATGTAAAAATCAAGAAAAACTTAATATATGGGGAGCATTAGAACAAGCTGAAGAAAATAGTGATAATCATACACCTTTGGTTATATTTAAAAGAAACAGAACAAAGACATATGCTGTTTTAGAATTTGATAAGTTGTTGGAATTACTGAATGAATAAAATAGTTAATTTACTTAATAGAGTATTAAACTCTAATGGAACAAAACTTAAAAAGTTGAATGAATATATGTATTGGTCACCTTTTGTTTCACATCATAAACCCAAATTACAAATTAATATTCAAAATGGTAAATGGCATTGTTGGGTGTCTAATGTAGGTGGACGTAATTTATTTCAGTTATTGAAAAAGATAGGAGCATCTAAACAACATTTTGATGAATTGAGAGAATTAGTAGATGATATTCCACGTTATAAATCAGAAAGTAAGGAAGTGGGGAAAAAAGTATTATTACCAAAAGAATTTAAACCACTTAAAAATGGTGGTGATGGTATTGTAAGACGACATGCATTAACTTATTTACACAATAGAGGAATTGATGATAGTGACATTTTAAAATATAATATCGGTTATTGTGATGAAGGATTTTATAGTAACAGAGTTATTATACCAAGTTATGATTCTGAAGGTCAACTAAATTTTTTCGTAGGTAGAGATTTTTATAATAGTATAATGAAATATCGTAATTCAACAACTACAAAAGATATAATCGGATTTGATTTATTTGTTAATTGGGATGAACCAATTATATTATGTGAGGGTGTATTTGATGCAATGTCTTTTAAAAGGAATGCTATACCTTTATTTGGAAAAAATGTAATGTCATGTTTACAGAAAAAAATAATTGAATCTAAGGTTAATACTATATATTTAGCTTTAGATAATGATGCGTTGCAAGACGCAGTAAAAATTTCAGAGAATTTTATTAATAATGGTATAGATGTTAGAATGATGAAATTAAAAGAAAAAGACCCAAATGAAATTGGTTTTAAAAGTTTGTTATATTTAATACAAAGAACACAAACAACGAGGTTTTCAGATTTAATGAAAATAAAATTGAATGGTACAACAAAAAAACATATGGAAATATTATGATGAGTGGAAAGTTCATATTACCAACTCTGAACTTATGGAAAGTGTATGCCAAACTTTTAATTTTATGAATCAATTAGATGAGTGTACTAAATATTATCAAGGTGATATGATTAATCCAATAGCATGGGATATAATAGTACCAGATAAATTTATAAATGATGTTAAAAAACATATTAAGGATTTTGTTTGATTGAAACAAATGTTGTAAAAGTTCCATTTCGTAAGCTAAAACACATTCACCACATATCGGATATCCAAATCCGAAATCTTAAACGACATAAAGAATATGAACAGGTTTTTGAAAGAACTTATGCAGAAGTACGGAAAAATAAAGATAATGCGGTAGCATATATTGGTGGTGATATTGCTCACTCTAAAACAGATATGTCTCCAGAATTGGTTGACCAATTATCAAGGTTATTTAAAAATCTGGCAGATATATGTCCTACTATTATCATTGCTGGTAATCACGATTGTAATTTAAATAATCGTTCTCGTCTTGATGTTCTGACACCAATCGTGAATAATCTTAATCATCCCAATTTACATTATTTAAAAGATACTGGTGTATATAAATGTGCAGATGTATCATTTGTAGTATGGGATGTTTGGGATAAGAAAAAAGATTATATAAAAGCTAAAGATGTAGAAGGTGAAACTAAAATAGTTTTGTTTCATGGTACAGTAGATAAATGTCAAACCGATTTAGGATTTAGATTACCATCTGATGTAAAGATTACTCAATTCAAAGGTTATGATATGGGGTTATTGGGTGATATTCATAAACGACAACATTTGAATAAAGATGAAACTATTTCTTATTGTGGTTCTTTAGTTCAACAAAATCATGGTGAAGGATTAGACCACGGCTATTTACTATGGGATGTTATAAATAGAAAATCAGAATATATAGATATACCAAATGATTATGGTTATTATACGTTAGATATAGATAAAGGTGTAGTACCAAATATTGATGATATGCCAAAAAAGGCTAGATTACGAGTAAGAGTTTCTAATACGTCTGCAACAGAATTGAAAAAAGCTCTTGCAATTATTCATAACAAATATGGTATAGAAGAAATGTCGGTTACGAGAACTGATGCGTTATATAATACAGATAGAATTAGAAACAAAACTATACAGATAGGTGATATAAGTAATACTGATGTTCAATATCAATTAATAGTAGATTATTTGAATGCTAATCATATTGTAGATGATGAAACATTACTTAAAATAAAAAATATTAATGAATCTTTAAATCAAGATTTACCAGAAGAAGAAGTATATAGAAATGTTAATTGGAAATTGAAAACATTTGAGTTTTCTAATATGTTTAGTTATGGTGAGAATAATGAGGTAAATTTTACAAAACTTAATGGAATAGTTGGAATGTTTGCTCCAAATGCGGCTGGTAAATCTTCTTTATTAGATGCGTTGTCTTTTTGTTTATTCGATACTTGTAGTAGGGCCTTTAAAGCAGAAAATGTTCTTAATAATAAAAAAAGAGAGTTTTTTTGTAAAGTAAATTTCGAAATAGATAATCAAGATTATTTTATTGAGAGAGTTGCCAAAAAACAAAGAAAAGGTAATGTTAAGGTTGATGTTGATTTTTATACCATTGATGATCTTGGTGAAAAAATTTCTATGAATGGAGATCAAAGGAGAAGTACTGATGCTAACATACGAAAAGTAATTGGTTCTTATGATGATTTTATTCTAACTGCATTATCTTCACAAATAAAAAATTCTGTATTCATTGAAAAAACTCAAAAGGAAAAGAAAACACTTCTTGCTCAATTTATGGGTTTGGAAATATTTGATAAGTTATGGACTACAGCATCTGATGAAATAAAAGATGTATCAGCAGTACTTAAAAATTTCAAAGATAATGATTGGGAAAGAGAATTATCAGAAATAAAAGAATATAAAAAACAATTTAAAGAAACTAATAAACAATTAGTTAAAGAGCGTAAAGAAGTACAATCTAAAAAGAAATTAATTGAAACTAATATTATATCTTTATCAAAAAAATTAAGACAAACTGATAAATCTGTTGAGGATATAGATAAATTAAAAGAAAATAAAAATGTATTATTTGATACTTTGAGTAATATTGATACTGAACTTGGTGAAGTTGATATGAGAGTTGAAAAGGCAAGTTTATTGTATACAGAATTAAGTATAAAAATACAAAGTCATAAGAATGAAAAAACTGAAGAAAAATTTGTCGAGTTAGAAAATTTAGAGAATAATAAAAAAGAACTTGATATAGATTTAGATAAGATGAAAATAGAAGTTCGTTCCAAATTAGATAAAATAGAAAAACTTGGCAATTTAGAATGGGACGATAATTGTGAATATTGTATGAGTAATCCTTTTACATTAGATGCTATAGAAACCAAGAAAAAATTAGAAGTTGATAAGGATGTGGTTAAAGATTATTTGGTTAAGTTAGATGATTTAACTGAAAAGATAAATAGTTTGTATCATGCACGTGAACGAAAATCAGATTTAGATGATCTTGTAAATAAATTACAAAAAAT